CTCATTTAAACTACCGTAATTTCGGATTCCAACGTTGTTTCTGGGTTTTCAATTTGATCGGACATCTTCAATTCTGCATATAATTTCATTCCCGCAGGATGAAGTAAATTCTTAATGATTTCTTTGTACTTAGAGAATTCTATGTTTGAAGATAATACATAAGAATATTTATTATAATAATCTCGATCCTGTAACCTTATTGCATATGCGGATAATAAACCATCATCGTTTATCCAGCGACCAGGAAAAACTTCAAAACTACCAACTAAAATCGGAGTAGCAATTGCAGTTCCGTCACCAGTAGTAGTCAAATCAATTTCTGGAATCGTAATGATTTTTTCACCATGACTAATAATGGTGATTTGTTCAATTGCACCATACGCTAAGTTTTCATAGGTGGTAAAATATTCATCACCAGAACCAAAAATACAAACTGCTTCAACTACACCATTAGCACCGGTAGAGGATGAGATTGTTACTGTCGGTAATTTGTCCTGTTCATATCCTTGTCCTCCTAATAATGTGGTTCCATATAAACGAATTGCTTTATTGTTAGCAGTAGAAACAAAAGCAGAACTGACATTCAAAGAAGTATTTGATGCAATACTATCAACAGTTCTGACTTCATTGTTTATACGAATTTCACTACCGATACTTAATTCAGTATCAAATTTAGTCGATGATCCGGTTACGATTACTGAATTTGCAACAACATTAGCAGTTCCACTAATCTTATCGGGAACAAAATCTACTTTTAATAATTTTCCCGTACCATCAACTTCGGTAACTTCACCAAATGCTCCCCAACCCCAATTATCAGGATCATTAGTAAAAACTAATTCATCACCAACTGCATATCCACTTCCTTGAGATACAATTTCCAATTTACCTAAAGAACCAAAAGAATCAATCGTTATCAGTGTATTAGCAACAATTAATTTTGCAGGATCAGCTTTGATTACCGGTGGACTGGTTATAGTCAAGGTTACACCAGTAATCTCCAAACCCAAAATCTGACCAATATTGGAAAAGGTATTGCTCGATAATGCTGATGAGATTAATGTGTTTGCATTAGCAGTAGAATCAAAACCATAATCTGCTGCATCAATAGTAGTGTTTGCTATATCCAGACTAGAAATAACATCAGAATAAATGGTAAATGAGTTTGCAGTAAAGACCGGAAAAACTGATTCTGTGGACAAAGAATTGATCGTGATATCTGCAAAAGGTGGACCATATCCATTGACATAAATTGAATTACCAAAATTAAATCCTGCACCACCATCAATAATACTAATGCTTTGAATACCACCCTTGAATACCTTAGAGATAAATGCTTTGGGTGGTACCACAGAATCGGGAGATTTAATATTAACCAACTCTCCTACATTATAATTTGATCCCGGATTGACAATCACAATTTCTTTCAATTCTGAAATAGAATTTAAAACCACCTCAACCAAAGTATCATTAATAAAAACATTGGTGGATAACTGTTCTCCGACCTTGAAGGTTCCAATCAAATTCTTGGAATCAACAAAAATTTCATAGATGATACGACCATTTAGAATTCGGGTGGTAATTCTTTCAGAAATTACCGATGCACCAGATTCCATTCCAATGATCTTGCGATTTACTAATAAAGAAATATCCAGATTTTCATAAAAAATTTCAATATTAGCATCTTCTGCTGGAGGAACAGTAAAAACTATTTTATAGTATCCGGACAAAAGATAATAATCAACTTCATTTGTTTGGAGAACACCATTGATATAAACATCAAGTCTGCGATAAAGAACTTCACTGGTAATAGGACAGACACATTTTAGAATATTAAATTCGGTTGTTTCACCATCACCAACATAAGTACTAGAAATGTCTGGTGATATCTTTAATGAATTGTCTATTTGCCACTTTCCACCTGATGCAATAAGAACGTTGTCTCTCGGATAAATCACATCTACCGATTGTCCAAAAAGCATCTTGAACAATAATTTAAAGGATTGTTCGGAACCCTTTGCTTTATAGAAAGGTAAAATATTCTTGATTAGGAATGCAGCATCAATATCACCAGAAATTGGAAAATATTTTGCAAAAGTATTTAAAAACTGTTCAGTGAATTCATCTACAGATAGATCAACATCATATATCTGAGATAATTTGTATATTTGATTAGTTACATCATTAAGTTGACTTCCTTGTTGGTTTTCTAGAAATTCATAATATGCTTTTAGAAAGTCAATAAAAACCGGATATTCTTCACGAACAAAACCAGGAACCTGAGATTCAATTAGAACAGAAGTTTTTTGATCCATGATTAAATTGACTTGAATTCGGTTATAATAGCAGTTGGATCGTTCTTATCAATAATAAGAAGGGTATTTTTTACAGAAGTTATGATACCATCTTCTGATTGAACATTAAGTGTCATTAAATTGTCCTGAGTATTAACACTCTTAATGTTGATATCAAAAATAGTAATCTTACCCGAAACATAATCAATCGTTCCAGCATTTGCATTGATTACTTGACGTTCTGCACTGGTATTAAAATAAACGGTTCGTAAGGTACCGAAAGTAGAATTCAAGACCGCAGTAGCAGCAGCATTGGTTCCTTCACCACCTTCAAATGAAATAATTGCTTTGGTGTAATTTATTCCTCGATTGGTAATGGTAATGCTCTCTACCTTTCCATTGACAATCTTTGCAGTAGCAGTAGCACCATAACCATCACCCGTTATAATCACAGTTGGATTGGTCTTGTAATTATATCCAGGATTGGTGATACGTATTTCTGAAATACCGGTATATGATTCTGGAACCTCTTCAAAAATAACCTTACGTTCAATTCCATAGATATCGTTAGAAACAAATTCAGAAGAAATCAAACGACGAATCGTACTTCCTCGATATAATGGAACATTAAAATTGATTTCATAAGATTTAGTTGTGTTCAGTTGCGGAACAAATTTCTTTTCTAATCGAAGTACCGTGGTGGAACCAATAATAGAATTTACGTCAACTGCATCAATATAATCCTGTGCTTTGGATAAAACAAAAGTAGAATTGAATTGATTCAAGAAAGTATCATTATACAAATATAAAGAATTGTTAATCAACAGTTTCAATTCTTCTTCTGTATATAAACTCTTGTTCTTTTCATACTTTACTACATTATACAATTTAAGATATAGATACTCTGGGTCTTTAATTCGAATATCAGCAGACAGATGACTTTTGGGTTTTAGTAATTCATCAATGATTCGTTGTTTTTCTACTGTTGAAATATAATAGTTGTCTTTAGATTTAAATGAAATAAACACCACTCCATAAACCGGAGGAGATTCGTCTTCACCACCCCAGACCGAAACTGAATCCACTACTGGATAATTAGATAGAATATAATTTTGATAATCGTTAACGGTAATCAATCGATTTTGGGTAGTATAGGTATTGATTGCGTTAGTTTTAATAGAATCAATCGTTTCTACTTCTGCACCACCACCAGAAGGTGAAGTTACGGTTATTGTATATTCGGTATATCCTAAATTAGACGACAATGAAAACTTGGATATATCGTTTCCATATTCTCCATTGGTCACCAGATAATTAATTGCAATGATGTTTCCATCAACAATTGATTTACCTAAAATACCATTACCAAAATAAATTTCATATTTACCGTAGATATTTTGTTGTAGATAATAGACACTTGCATTATCATCCACATCAAGAATATCAGTTGCTAAATTATAAACTTCTGAGGTAACATCAGTAGAAGAATTTTGTACCGTAACCTTTATGGTTGAAACATCAACATTTGTATCTGGAATTTGAAAGATTCCTTTAGGATTATTAGTAGAATCATGGACATAGACATAATTAACTAACTGACCTTCATAAATTTCAAGGTCCCGAAAAATAAAATCATTTCCGACTTTTGTTACGGTTATATTATCCAGAGTTACAAAATTAAGCGACTGATTATCAACCAGATTAGTTCGGAATAGTGTTCCGCGAGGAACTAAAAGACTTTCTGTGACAAATACATTTGGTGAAGTTACTACAAAATCAATGACTGCTTTTGCTGCTTTTCTAGAAGTGGGAGTATACCCCAGAGTTTTAGCATGGGAAACCACTGAATTTCTTAGTGTTGCAGTATCTAAGAAGGATTCATTTGCAAGCATATTAACATAATATGCATTGTAATGAGTATTATATGCTAGAATGTCCAGAAGAACATTTAATCCGGAACCCTCAAAATTATAGTCCGAAAATTCTGACTGAGACTTCAGGTATTGCTTTAAATTAGTTTTGATGGTATCAAAATCTAATTCCGTAATTCTGATTTTGTTACTTAAAGGCATCTAGCGTAGTCTCTGTAAAAGGAAATTTATCGTGACCGGTTCCATAAAATTCACAATGGTAAAAGATAATTCCACATCAAATGCATTCTCATCAATATTATCTGTAACTTTAACCGCTATTACTTTGATTCTGGGTTCAAAATTAGTTAAACATTGCGTGATTTCTTTTTGCAATGCACTGGTGACAGTAACATCAAAGTTCTCAAATAATAATCTCCTTACATTAGAACCATAATCCGGATTAAAGGGTTTTTCATAATGATTAGTCAAAATGATATTCTTGACTGCATTGATGATTGCACTCTCATTGGTCAGCTTATTAATATCCTTCTTAATTGGATGAACCGTAAAGTTTAAGTCCAAATCCTTGAATTCTTTAGTTATTTTTGTAAGTGTTACCGAAGATGACATTGCTTTTTATGAATTTTATTTTACTATTTAGTACAACTAAGAAGCAAAAATTGCTTTAGTTATTGTCCTGCTATGTCCGGTTCCAACAAAACTGAAGGTATAGGTATAATATCCATTTGCATTAATTCCGTCTGCATTCAAAATACTAAACGTACCATCAAGTCCAATGATTCCTGAACCACTTAGGTCAGGACCGGTATAATATACCTCAGTCGTGGGTTTACCATTAGCAACATTAATCGTAAAGGGTGTTCCATTTGCATAAACATCAGGAGGATTCGTAGTAAGAACTTCGTTATATAATGCAGAATCATCAACACCAGTTCCTGAATCACCTTCATTACCAACACCACCAAATACCCCTAATGTTATTAATCTTTCTTGACCATCAATGGTTGTTACCTTGAAAATTGAATTATTAGGTGAAGTAATATTTGGTATTACATTTGCATACCAAATAATCTTTTCACCAACATTTACCGTGGTATTATTAGCAGCATTGATAAGATGAATTGTTAAATCAGATGCATTTGCAGTTGGTGTAATATTTTCAATGGTTGATATGGTTGTGGGATAATTGGAATTGTTTATCCAGGTATAATAATCCGGTGCTAATGACGTATCCGCAAGAATTCGATATGGACCATTGTTTGCACTTATTGTTAGTTTAGCAGTATTGGAACCGAATACATTGTAAACACTAATCGGAGATAATAATCCCACATTACTGGAGGTTTCATAACGAACCTTAGTCGGAAATTCAATTCCAGGAATGATCTTCAATATTGCATATTCAATTCCGGTTTCTGTGGTAATTGAACGAATTGCAACATTAAAGAGAATGGATTGACCAGTCAAAAGAGTATTGGTATTTGCAGGATAGAATTCGTATAATACGTCACACTTTTCAAAGTCTGATGTATCAACTTCAGAAAAAGTATAGGCTGTATTTGCAAGATTTAATATTGTAATGCTTTGTGTATTTGACCAAACACCATTAACACTTTCTAAAGAAATTGAACCCTGTGATAACAATAACTTATACAGAACATTTCCGCTGGGGTCTTCTGGACCAGTAACTAACAATTCCGTATTTGAATAATAATCAATATAGGAATCTACAATTGACAGAGGAGAATTTGCATTAATGGTGTATTGATATTCGGTATTTGGTTTGTACACCACATTTCCAAAATAATCTACCTGTGCATCATACTTAATCGAATTTGGTAAATCTTCAATCAACAAACTTTGTTTGAGTTTATCGGTAGAAATAAGATTAACAATTTTCTTTTGCGACTCACCCTCTTCATTCATCAACTTAAATTGCGTATACTCTTCTTGAATCTTTTTACTGTTCTCCCAGAATTTTTTATCGTGTGCTACTCGATCTCCCATCTTTGATGCTGCTGCATTTAGATCACTTGTTATTGCAGCAGTTTCTGATGGACTTAGGGTGGTTTCATAAGTAGCAGTATTTGATCCTTCTGCTGGAGGAACTTCTACGATACTATTTTCGATGATTTCAGGATAACCAGCAATTCGATTATTAAGTTCAACTAGATCATCGGTGACAAATAAACTGGTGAACGAACCTAAGACGGGTCGAGTATCCTGAATACCATCGACTTCACTAATGATATATAGAACACTGCGTCCTAATCCTGAACAGGTCAAATAATGTGGATCAGTTGCTTCACCAACATCAAGACCAACCACATTAGATAAACGATCTGTATGTAATTGATAACTTTCTGCATAAGAAGAAAGTACATTTGCAGAAGAATTGACATCTTCTAAACCAGTAACTACCGCAGTTGTTCTTCGTAAGGTAGTTTCGTCGGTATATTCATATTGAGAAGATTTAACAATTGAATCCGCTGTGCTCTTGATTGTTTTTGCAGATGATCCTACCGGATTTTGATAATAATCCTTTGCATTATTATTTCTCATGTCCTCTGCTTGCCAATCCTTCAGAAGTTTTGGCATTCGATCCAAATGTTCCTTTGCAGAATCAGACAGTTCAATAACAGTAGGATCAGGAAAGGTGAAATTAAATTCTAAACGAGAAAATAATTCTGGAGAATTGGGAGAATCTGGAAACCGTTCATTCTTATTACTACGGTTCTTTTCAATTGCTAATAATGTTTCTAAATCATACATAATTTATACCATTTTTGGAATCGGAGTTCCAGTCCAACCTTTCGGTGCTTTATGAAAGTGCCAATTATACAATCCGGTATTAACGATATCGGTCATCAAGGATGCACTAGAAATATGAAAAAATCCAAAGGGTGCATTTACCGAAACACCAGCATTTACATTTAAAATACATGTAACACAACCAGGAATAGCAGCAGGAACACCCGCAGCAAAACCTCCGGTTACGGTTACAAATCCATAGATACCAGCACTCATTCCTAGACCAGCATCTACCCGAGAGGTTGCCATTAACTTGTCACACATAATGGAACCATCTACCGAAAAATCTCCATTGATATGAACAGTTCCACCCGCATTTAAATTTAACTTACCCAAGAAACTTGGACTACTGATTAAATCCAATTGTCCTTGAGAAGTAATAGCAGTTTTTCCTTTTACTTCCTGAGTATAATTTCCTAAAACCAATAACTGATAATCACCCGAAACTTGTTCAATTTTGTCTCCCTTTATCTCAACAATAGAATCACCATTAATCGTTACCGAACATTTTCCTTCTACTAAAATCTGCTTGTCCTTTACCGTGATTTCATAACCATCACCAAAGACTTTATGAACCTCGGAACCGTCTGGACGCATCTCAATAAAGGTTCCAGTTCGATGCATTAATTTTATTCTTTCTCGTTCCCGAGTATCATCCAATTCAAAAATATGACCCGATTCGGTCTGAGTTACATTATTAAACGGATACTCCGGTTGAGTATCTACATTAAACGGGTCTTCGGGTTCTAAAAATCCACCAGCTTCATTAATCATAAATTATCCCTATGGTGTTGCATATTTAAATTCAGTATAGATCGTGGTCGCAGTTAAGGTTTCAGAATTATTAGCTACATTTTGAATATAAGAGTTCAAATAAATTACCGATTGATTTTGTTCACTCAATGATGTTGGGTTTAAAATCCCCTGAGTTCTATCTAATGCTAATGCAACATCAGATTCAATTCCTTCTACATTTTCTACAGTATTGGATACATTATCTTCAATATCATTGACGATATTTATAGAATCATTGATTGATCTATTCAGATCGGAAATTTCTTTGACTAAATCTCCTGGAACCGAACTAAAAATTGCTCCACCAATCTGACCCAAAATACCTGCAATAAACGAGGAAATTTCTCCCAAAAAATATTTCAAACAGTTTTGCAAAAATGCTTGTAGTCTTGCTGGAAGATTTAAGATAAAGTTAACGATTCTTCGACAGACCTGCACTACTTCAGAAATAACCTGTGTCCAATCACGAATTACATCCAGAATATCTTTAATCCAATCAACCAGATTTTTGATATGCTTAACCACTGAAATAGCAAAGGAAACCAGACCGGAAGGATCAGCACCTAAAGATGCTGCTAATGCTTTTATTGCAACCACCAATTGTTTGATAATAATTGATGATTGTAACCTTGCCCATGCTAGTGCTGTTTTTACTTGAGGACCGATTCCACAGGAGGTACTTAGTAATGTATTATTAACCTGAGTAAGTGTTCCATCAATAACCCCTCGTACTGATCTAAAGGTTGTTCCTTCTCCTACTTGTCTATGGTGCTGAGAGGTCTTAGGATAATAATTAGCACCCTTGACTTCTTCCTGATACTTGTGAATAATTTGTGACTGCTTTCCTTCTACACCCGGAAATACCCCAGTAATTACCGGAATCTGTGCAAATTCACCATCCTGAAAAAATCCCCAAACCCAGTCTCCTACAATTGGTCCAGAGTGAGTTTTTGCTGAAGTTGGTGACATTGACACTTGTGCCCAGGGGAGTGATTCAGTGGGAGCGAGTGCTTTATCTTCGGAATGTAAACCAATAATTCGTACTCGGACCTGACCTAATTGTGCAGGATCATTAACATCCTCAACAATTCCGGTGAACCAAATGAATCCTTGTCTTCCGTAAAAATCGTTACTTAACATATTAGAATTGCAATTTATCGGTTGCTACTTGAATAATGGTTTCGTGCTTATCATAACTAATCTTATGTCGAGCACCAATGATTAAATATTTTCCACTCAATGTTTTGTCATACGTTTCATCTTCTACTTTAGTTGAATACTTTGGAATTGACAAATAAATCATTTGACCACACATCAGACCAAAATTACCAGGCATAACAATTTGTAATCTTCTTTGTAAAAGATTGGTAAAGATGGGTTTTCTTTTATAGATATATTCCTCAATATTATCCGAACCATCGGTGGTGAAAAATATTGCATCAGAATTTTTGTGCTCTTTAAAGTATTGCGTCTGATCCCCGTGTTCAGTTTCAAATTTTCTAGGATAGGAATAAGGAAATGCAACTACCCGAGAATTGTACATTTTCTTATAAGAAGCATTATCTTTACTTTGTCCATCCGGAAGATTAGGTTTACCGGTCTTTACCGCAGTGGAATGAATATCTTCTTCCAACAAAGTTTCATATTGATAAGTTCTGGTTAATGTATCAAAAAGTACTTTTCTTCCTGCATATGATCCGGTTTTTATATTCTTGAGTGCATTGTACTGAGACATAATTTGCACACTTCTTGCACCTAAGAATTCCATATTAATATCATCACCAACATTTTTAGGATTGAAATTGATATTAAAGGTTACTGGAGAATCCATTATCTTTTTAATTGAACGAAAATTATATCCGGTACGATGATTTTCAAAAAAGATAAAGTCCGGAATTCTTTCGGTTTCGGTTATTGCTCGTTTACAAATCCAATTGATAGCATCAAAAGGAGTAGATAAAGGCATCTCTCCAAAAAAGTTCTCTGCACTTTTATCAATGATTCCGATTCCCGATTTACCATTCTTTGGTTTAGAATTGGAAACCTTTAAATGATTGGTGAGAATTTTCTGTACAATTTCTGAATAGATTCCTCGAAAATGCTCATTAATTTTTATCTGTTCCGAATAGATAAATTCTTCCGAACAAAAATGTAAGATGTATCGTTGCGAAGTGAAATTTACATTTTGTTTGTGAGTCATATTATAAACCACAAACTCTTTTTGAAATCTCAATTCAGGAATTTCTTCCTTGGTCTTATCTATAGTTGCACGAAGTTTAGTAATATTTCGACCATCAAAAGATAACTTCTCTCCGATATTATTTCCATCGTTGATTATGATATTTCCAGAAACACAAGGAACAAAGATGTTATCATATAAATTAAGTTCATCAAAAATATTGGAAATGTCAAAAACCTCACCGGAACTTAAGACTAATGTCAGTTCCTTAATAGAAAATTCTGTGGTGGTTGCAATGGTAGACATTATTCAAAAATTTGCTTGAGTTGTATTTCAATCGGAGTCAAGAATTCTCTTTTCAATAGTTTTATTTCTCGTTTGTTATCATTGGTTTCAATTTCATAATCATAATAACTTTGAGTTTCTCGACTAATTTCTACCTTAATAACACTTCCGTCTTCTAAGGTAATATATTCAATACTTGCTGGAACATCATCATAAGTATAAAAATCAATTTCATATTTGTTTACATTAATCGTACCATCAGGTGAAGTTATAGTTTCTACTTTATAGTATGCTTTGGTATTATATTTTGACCATTCAATTCCTGCACCAGAAACCGTTGAACCTGCATCGTCCTGATACTTGATATCAATATAATTGTTGAGTGCAGAATAACTTAATGGCCAATCAAATCTTGGATCAACTATATTATTCATCATGAGAATGATCCAATGTTTATTCGGAGAATCATAATACTTTGCTGCTAAGATTTCTGGTGTTTCTCCATCCTTTATGGTATATAAAAAGTATGCAGAAAAATTATCCTTTAGTGATTCTTCAAAAGAAAATCTAGCGGTAATATCCGTGATATATTCTGAGGTTTTATATCCATCAAAACTATAAAGGACTTTGGGAAAAATTGAGAAATACTTAGCCATATATTATACTGCTTGGTAAAATTCCTTAGTGATATATTCGGTTTCTTTAAACATTAAGGTTAAGCGAATTCCCACCGGCATACCAGTTCCACCCAGAGATGGAGAAGAAGAATTTCCTGCTTCATATGCAGCAAATCCATTAGGTGCATAATCAACATTCATATTGGTCAATACACAGGTTGATATCTTAGGAATGTTCTCGTTCTCGGTTCCATTGTAATAGAACTTAATATCAAATTCTGAAGGAGGAATCAAAAAGAATCCGTAACTGTCCTTATAAATTTCTGGTGACTGATGAAAGCGTAGTCGATCAAGAATGTTTTGTACCTGAGTTGCTTCATTCTGACTCCGAGGATAAAACATAAATTCAAATTGAAATTCTCGGAACTGAGGTGAATAATATATCAGTTCCAGCATGGGATTTTGTACCATTCCGGTAATCGCAGCAAACCCCACTCTACCAAGATTACCAAATCCCTGAGACAAAAGATTAACCATGAACGGAGAAAGATTCTTTAAGGTTTCATCGTAACTTTTACCTGCTTGGTAACTATCTACCGCAGATGCACCCGCAGTTAATCCCATCATTAATTTATAATTATCTTCTACCAGACTAAGATCAGTATAGACTTCATTTTGAGAGAAATTCAAAGTATCAGGCATATACAAAGCAATAGTATCAGTGGTACGATAGATGGTTCTTTCAAAACCAACTGCAAATGCAGCAGGATTATCAATTGGTAATAGTCCTGCTCCGGTCAATGCAGAATCTAAAAATCCTCCGGTTGCTCCACCAACCATATCACCAATATATCCTCCGAGATCAGAAGAAATTCCACCAATACCTAAATTACCCGAGTTGATACGGTTTTCATAAATAGTCGGAACATCACTAGATGCAGTAAAAGAATAATTACTTTTTCGTTGTGCATTGATATGAATGATCATGTAATGACCTTTATCATATGCACCCAAATCTTCTGGATACTTATAAATATTGTATTGGTATTTGTCACCAATTAAATTTTGTGAGGAACCTAAATTTATTCCATTAAGGGTAAATAGTGCCATAGTAATCTCTTGGTTTTCTTCTATTTAGTATGAAATATAAACAAGGAATATATAAACCAATTCACCCAGAAAAATATGTGGGTAATGCTGAAAACATTATTTATCGTTCTTCATGGGAAAAACGTATGTTTTATGAATTGGACAATCGACCGGATGTTATTCAGTGGTCATCTGAAGAACTTGCTATTCCCTATTTCAATCCAGTAGATCAAAAGACCCATCGGTACTTTCCTGATCTAATCTTTAAGGTTAAACAAAAATCAGGTTCAGAACAAATCTACATGGTAGAAATTAAACCCCATAAACAAACCAATCCACCCAAAAAAGGAAGAAACACACAGAACTTTATTAATGAAACCGTAACCTATACAGTTAATCAAGCAAAATGGAAACATGCAGAAAAGTTTTGTAAAGATCGTGGGTGGATTTTTAAAGTTATAACCGAAAAGGATTTAAACTTTACCTAAATAATTGTTATGGCAAAACCAAATTTATTGACACGAATAAAAACTCAGATGGCGCAGCAAGGACTTCAAGCAAGGTCCTTGAGTGCTAGACACTGGTTGCACAAAGAATTAAAAAGTAAATTATTAAATCTTGGTGCTCGGACTGCTTTTGTTAATGCATCTTCTCGATCTAGAAATTATTTTGATGCTTCTGATTTTATTGGAAGAATGTTTTTCTTTTTCTATGATGCAAAACTAAAGGATTCCTTACCTTATTGGGATAAATTTCCTCTAGTAATTCCTATTGAAATATATAATGATTCTTTTTTAGGTTTAAATCTACATTATCTTCATCCAACGTATCGTATTGTTTTATTAGATAAATTGGAAACTATTATGACTAATAAAAAATATGATGATCGAACCAAATTTAGAATTAGTTACGCTTACTTAAAAAGAGCATCGAGAATTCTTCCTCCTGAAGCAAAACCCTGTATCAAAAAATATTTGTATACACATATTAAATCTAAATTTTTACCTATTTCAGCGGAAGATTGGGATATTGTCGTTTTTCTTCCTTGGGAAGATTTTACTAGTAGCAAAACTTCTGGTATCACAAAACAAACCGTTTGGACCGATTCACAAACACAATTTTAAAAGAACATGTCATTTTCACCACAAACTTTTTTATCAGGCATTTCCGCTAGGGGTGGACCTGCAAAAGCAAATCGTTTTGAAGTTTTTATTCCTCTACCCCCAGCAGTTTTAAATTTTGGTTCATATGCTTCTGAAGTCTTACGATTACAATGTGAAGCATCTTCTATTCCCGGAAAAGTATTACAGACCGCAGATGTAAAAATTTACGGACCAACCTTTAAGGTTCCTTATCAGACACAATTTGCTGATCTTGATCTGACCTTTATCTGTTCCAATAGTTTTGTTGAACGAAAGATTTTCGATTCCTGGATCAATGCGATTATGCCGTTTGCTACTAATAATCTGCGGTTTCCTAAAGATAATAATACTCGATACTTGACGAATATACAAATTATTCAATATGACGAAGCAGGAAATGATACACATATTGTAGAATGTCTAGATTCTTTTCCTGTAGGTATTGCATCACAACCCCTTAATTGGTCGGATGATAATCTTCATCGACTCACGGTTTCTTTCTCCTATCAAAAAATACGTAATCTAAAATAATGAGGTTTTATCGTGTTACCTAAATTATCTGCTCCCATCTTTGACTTGAAGTTACCATTAAGTAAAAAACAAATTCGTTATCGACCCTTTCTAGTTAAAGAAGAAAAACTTCTGCTTATTGCTCAGGAATCTAAGGACGAAAAAAATATCATTAATGCAATCAAACAAATTGCACGGAATTGTGTTCTAGAAAAGCTTGATGTGGATAAATTACCCATTACTGATCTGGAGTTTTTGTTCTTGAATTTACGAGCACGTTCGGTTGGTGAAATCATTGAATTACAATATAAATGTAACAATGATGTACCGGACGAAAATGATCATCTTAAAAAATGTGGTAACATAATTCCTATTGAGGTTAATATATTAAATATTATTCCGGAGATTCCAGAAGAACATAACAACAAAATTGATCTGGGTAATGATATCGGAATTGTGATGACCTATCCAAATTTCAGTACCATTGAAAAAGCAAATACCAATTCGCAAGTTGAAATGATCATGTCGATTATTTCCGATTGTATTGAATATATCTATGACAAGGATCAAATCTATTATCGTAAAGATATGACCAAAAAGGACTTGGATGAGTTTATCGAAAGTTTATCCAAGGATCAATTCACCAAAATTCAAAAATTCTTTGAAACTGTTCCAAAAATTAAACAGGAAGTAGATTTTTCCTGTCCAAAGTGTGGTTATTCTACTCAGATCACACTGGAGGGTCTGCAAAGTTTTTTCGGTTAACTTTTGGTTATGATAATTTGAAAAATTATTTTGAGACTAATTTTGCGATGATGCAACATCACAAGTATAGTCTGAGTGATATTGAAAATATGATTCCGTGGGAAAAGATGGTTTATGTGGGACTATTGATTAATTATATTCAAGAAGAAAATGAACGTATAAAATTAGAGAACGCAAATAGAAAGAGACGCTAATGGCTAGACCCATAACTTCAGTTATTGCTAGAAATAGAAAACGCAATTCAAGTGACAATTTTGTTGAATTTATCAAAGCATCCCTAGAATCTCAGGTACAATCCTCCGAAATTCTAGCGGACATCTATGATAGCAATAAACAGATTGTTAAGAATACCGAATCATTGTCGATCATCGGTAATATTCTTTCTGCATTAACTTCTTCTATGGGAAGTCTGGTTTCAGTATTAAGTAAAAATATTGAACTACAAAAAACCTCTGCGTTCTTTGCTGGTGCATATGCAAAGGAAAAAGAATATGAATCTCGGTTTACTAAAACCACAGGAACAAAGCAACCCACTCCAGTAACAACTAAAGAAAAAGAAGATAAAGGTTCGTTCTTTTCTTCTCTATTGAAATGGTTAGGTGGAGCATTAGTTGCAGCGGGAACCCTAAAATGGATTTGGGACAATGAGGAATTTAGAACTAAGATCAGTAATTTTTTTGGTAGATTGTTTGATACTCTTGTTGAAACCACCAGTGAATTATATACCACAGTAAAAACCTGGATCAATGATGAAAAGAATCAGGAGAAGATTGGTAACTTTTTTAGTGCTATCTTAACTGCAATTTCTAAAGGATTTGAATTAGTAGGTGATCTTGGTTCAGTATTGATCAAGGAATTTGAAAAGGATGACAGTCCATTAAGAAAAACTGTCATGGGAATTATTGATTCTATTTGGAGTTTTATAAAAGAACATCCCTTCATTGCTTTAGGTGCAGCACTAGTAACGTTTGGTGGTCTATTAAATCCACTTATAATCGCAATTGGTTTAGTAAATGGTGTTTTACCTGCTGCAATTGCTGCATTAGGTGCATTCTGGGGTGGACTTAAATTAGCAGAAAAGATCAATAATTTTACCAAGGAAAAAAAGCAAGAATTACGAGCACAACACGAAGATCGACTTAAAGAAATAAGTGATATTCAAGACCCCAAATTACGTGAAGGAATTCAAAAACAAATTAAATTAGAAGTAGAAACTTCTCCAAATCTACCATTTGAAGATAATTTAGAAAAAGTAGAAAGGGTTGTTTGGTCGGTATATAATCGATATGAAGATAAAATTGAACAAGATAAAAGAAATAGATTAAGTGCAGAAAGTGCAGCAATAGCATTAGGTGGAACACAACCAACCACAAATGTTCCATCTCCACCAACACCACAGATTTCTGCTGCACCAACTGGTATAGGACCTGATCTAGATGGAGAAGTGATTCCCGCACCAGTTGTTCCATCGGTTCCTGCTACAACTGCTCCTACTCCAGT